GAGGATGACGAGAGCCACTTTCATGATGATTGCGCCGGCAGACTGAAGCAGCGTGTTGAGTGCTGCGTGGGCCTTGCGGACCTTCAGCTTGCCGCCGTCGAGGGCGAACAAGAACTTGCGCTTGGCGGCGCGTTTCTTGACCTGTTTGACCAGCTCGCCGAGTGCCGGGAGGTTGCGCATGAAGGCGTCTTTCGATGCCGTTCCTGCGTCCCTGATCTTCTTCTCGGAACCGAGGACCCCGAGGATCGTGCCCAGCTTGTAGTCGCCTGCGCCGTAGATGAAGGCGTAGAACCAGACCTTCGCTATCTCGCGGCCCGAGACCGTCTTGCCTTCAACGGTGTAGGCTTTCATCGGGTCCAGCCCGAGCGCCCTCGCGTTGACGGTGTGCATGTCCGTCCCTTCGGACTTCTTGCCCTTCAGGATGGTCTCGATGTACGCCCCGCCGTCGTAGCGGGCCATGTAGCCGGCCAGACAACGAAGTTCCAAAGCGTCCGCGTCACACCCGACCAGCACGAAGCCGGCGGTGGACGTGAACAGCTCGCGGCAGTCAGCGCCGTAGCCGCCGACGTAACCCCACAAGACGTTGCCGTCGTCGTCGGACTTGACCTTCGGGACCTGTGCGATGTTCGGGTTCGAGTGGGTCATCCGGCGCGTGACAGCACCGAGGGTGATGACGCCGCCGAAGATGCGTCCGTCCTTCTCCTTCTTGAGCCACGCCTGCTTGCCTTCGGCGATCTGACCGATGCGCTTGGCAACCGTCAGGTACTCCGTCAGTAGCCGAGCTTCAGGCCACGGGAGCTGCGAGAGGACCGTTTCGTCCACCTTGGGCTCACCACTGTCGGTGAACTCCATGGGCCGCCAGCCGTAGAGCTTCTTCAGACGCTCGGCGATATGCTGCCGACTGCCGGGGTTGAACTCGACGGTCTTGACCTTGGTGTACGGAGCGCCGGCCTCGTAGTGGGCCTTGGGGTAGATCGGGATGGGGTTCCCGTCCTTGCCGAGCTTGAGCGACTGCCCACCTCGGGTCTTGACCCAGCCAATCGGGGGGAGGTCTTTCTGCTGGACCGATCGATCCTTCGTCGGCGTGACTTGGCCGTTGGAGGCCAGCCAGGTGCCGAAGGTTTCCTTCAGGCTGCGTTCGAGCTTGTCGCGTTCTGCGATCAGTTTGACGTAGAGCTTCTCGGCCTTCTTGGTGTCGAAGGCGAAGCCCCACCGCTCCTGACGGGCGACGATGCGGGCCACGTCCATTTCGAGGAGGACCGACCTGTCGGAGAACGGCGAGCGTTTGCCTTCCTCGGTCTTCAGGTCCTTCCACAGGGTCCAGAGCTTGGCGTAGAGGTCGGCGTTGACCACCACGTCCTGCTCGCAGTACTCCTGCATTTCCGGGTTCCAAGAGGCCCACGGATCGAGCCCCTTTTCCTCCATCATCTTCGAGTAGTCGCCCTTCCAGTTGCCGAGGCGGTAACCGAAGGCTTCGAGGCTGTACCGCCCCCGGAGACCCGGAGGCAGCTTGCCGCGCTTGATGAGCTTGGGATCGGTCTCCTTCAGCTCCGGCCAGATCAGCCGCGCCAGCACGAGGGTGTCGATGACGACGCCCTTCGGCTTGAACCACGGGTAGACCTTCTGGAGCGCCGGAATGTCGAACTTGATGATGTTGTGGCCGATCAGCTCGTCGGCCTCCATGAGCATCTGAACGCCGTCCGCGACGTTCTGGCAGGCTCCGGTATCTTCCTGTTTGAGGCTCCAAACTCTGCCGGTGTCGGCGTCCTTCAGAACCAGTGAGTGGACGGTAGTTAGCTTGTCCAGAAAGCCGTCTGTCTCGATGTCGAAGATCAGGCGGATGGCAGACCCCGGACGAGCATTCGCTCCATCTCGGCCTCGGCGGCGCGGGCCTGTGCAGCCTCTTGACGGAGCTGGTCCCGTTCGCCCAAAGCCTGCCGGAGCTGGCCTTTGACTGCCTTCAGGTCGTCTTCCGCTTTCCAGAGGCGGCGGATGGCGTCTTCGAGTAGGGCGCTGTTCATGCTTTGCCTCCTTGAACGAGTTGGAATGAGGATCTGATTTGGACCGCTCGCTGGTGGCGGTTCTGTCGCATGTTCGCCAAGGTGATCTGCGCCGAGGTGTTGCCCTCACGGGCGCGGCGCTGGAACACCACGAGGTCACCGATGGTGAGCCGCTGGGCTTCCATCAGGTCAGAAGGGGAGGTCGTCTTCTCCCGAGAAGTTTTCGGTGTCATTGTCTTCCTCGAAGGGGTTGTGATCGAGTTCGAGGAGGCGACCAGTCTCACCGTCGTAACGGTAGAAGATGGTCTCCCCCACCGCTGACCCGACAGGTCGATGTTTGAGGATGCGGACGGTCGTCACGCAGCGAAGCTCTGGCTTCTCGTGCTGCTGGTTGCGCTCCAGCCCGATCATGGTGACGCACCAAAAGCCGATGGATCGGGAGCCCTTGAAGTGCCGGATCATCACCCGGCCGCCTTCCTCGTGAGGCGTCCCGTCAGGGGTCGCGAGGTGGGAGACCATGTGGATGGTGATGTTGAGTTCCTGCACGAGGGAGCCCATCTCGGCCATGATGGCTTCGAGAGCGACCCGTTCGTCCTCCTCCGCAGCGGCGGCGAGCGCCGTGAGGTGATCGAGGTAGAACAGGCGAACGCCTTCGGAGTGGGCGAGGTGACGGATCGTGGTCTTGATCACGTCCCAGTCGGTGGCGCCGAAGCTGTCGTACATGAACAGCTTGCGGTCCTCGATTTCGCCGATGGCTTGGCGTAGCTCGTCGGCCGTCCAGCGCGGCTCCTCGCCTTCCCGATTGGGGACGTGGAACTGCTTGCCGGCGTGGGTGCTGGCGATGCGCTTGACGGTATCGTGAGGCTGCTGTTCAAGCAGGAAGACCCCGACCGGCTCATTGAGAACCGTGATGTCGTGGTAAATCTGCTTGGCGAGGAACTCGGTCTTGCCGACCCCCGTGCCTGCTCCGATGGCGATAATCTCGCCCAGCCGGCGACCGTAGAGCGAGTAGTTGAGCTGCTCGCCGAACCACGGGAAGCCCATCTCGGTCGGGATGAGCGCCTGTTCCTTCACGTCGGCGATGGTTACCACACCGTCAGGGCGGTAGGCTCGTGCGCCGAAGATGGCGTCGATGACCTTGGCCCCTTCGCCAGCCTGAAGCGCCTCGTTGGCGTCCTTGTGGCCGTCGATCCGTGCGATCTTGCAGCGACCCGGCGGGAACAGCATGGCGCATTCCTGCGCGGCGTCCCGGCCCGGTTCGTCGTCATCGAACATCAGGACCACCTCATCGAACCCGAGGAGGTACTGGAGGTTCTTCTGGAGTGCCTTCTTGGCCCCTTGCGCCCCGTTAGGGAGCGAGACGACCGGCCATTTGTTGCCTTGAAGCTGCGAGACCGACAGAGCGTCAATCTCGCCCTCTGTCACTACGATACGCTTGCCGCCATCGCGCCAGAGGTGGGCTCCGTAGAGGCCCGCGGATTTTGTGTCTCCGAGGAACTTGAAGTCCTTGTCCTTGAAGCGGACCTTCTGTGCGACTGCGCCGCCTGAAGTGTCCCGGTAGGTGGCGATCTGGACCGTTTGGCCCTTGAACTCGCTGACTGTGTATCCCCACTTCCGGCAAGTCTCCTCGGACAGCCCGCGTTTGCGCAAAGCTTCGGGAGAGCCGGAGGGGATTAACCCTTCCACTCGGATGCGTTCCTTTCGTTCTTGGGGTTGCCCGTCACCGGGCTCGTAGTGTCCGCACGAGAAGCAATGCCCGTGCCCATCAGTGTATCGTCCCAAGGCATCAGAGGAGCCGCACTCGGGGCACGGCTCGTGATGGAGGAACTCGCTGTCAGTTTCGTGCAAAGGTAGCTATGGCGTCGGCGCGGCCTTCGATATTGTGGGCCATAGAGCGCAGCCTATTGATGTTGTGATCGATCTCCTCGCGGGTGGCGGAGGCTGTCAGCCGGTATCCGTGCTGGTGCCCTAGAAGGCGTCCGTCATTGTAGATCGCGGTTGATCGGATCATGTCCCGCGTGATCCCCGCCGCTCGAAGGGCGGCCTTGGAGTGCCACTGGCCGTCTGATACGACAGCCAGCAGCTTTGCCTCGGTGGGGCTCATTACGACACCAGCGCGTTGACGCGGGCGGCGATGGTTGCGGCGCGGTCACGGCGGGTGAAGGCGTCGAGGCGGTTCTGGGCGGCGCGGGTGATCGCGGCATCGAGGTTGTCGATCTTCGTGTTCTCGATCTGGATGACGGCATCGAGCTGGGCGGCGGCCTTGGTGAAGCCTGCGATGGCCCTCTCGGTGGACACGTGGCCCAGAAGGACGCGGATGGTGGTGATGATGTTCATGTCTGCTGTCTCCGGTTAGCGATAAAGGTCGGCGGTGTAGAGCTTGGCGAACTCGCGTTCGAGCTGCGGGATGAGGGTGCGGGTGGCGTGTTCCTTGAACTGCCGCAGGGTCGCCTCAAACAGGTGAGGGTGGTCCTCCTTGTTGATCGGCCTGTAGGCCAGCCGGAGGTTCATGCGGAACGGGTCGGGACGCCACGTGACAGAGTAGGTCTTGGCCATGTCCGGCGAGGTGATGTCCACGAAGGCGTCTGCCTTGAAGGCTCCGAAGCCGACCGGGATGGCGGTGTGCTCGTAGTACTCCTTCTCCATCGCGTTCATGCGCTCGGCCATCTGCTGGTTGCGCTCGCGGTAGTGATGGATGGTGGTGAGGAGGTCCCAGACGCGCTCCTCGTGGTGGCGCTGCATCTCCCACATTTCCTCGCGGGTGTGGACGGGAATGTAGCGGTCGATGAGGATGCCGAGGTTGAAGCGGGTCTTCTCCAGAACCCCGTCCGGGGTCTTGGTCAGCTCGCCACTCATGCGAACGCCTTGTTCTGGAACTGCTGGGCCTGACGAACGGCATCGGCGTCGTAGGTGTAGCGGGCGTACCGCTGACCCATGTCGTCGCGCTTGTACTCGACCTTGATCGGGTGGCCGGCGGCCTTCAGCTCGGAGATGCGCTTCGGCAGATCGCGGCAGGCCCACATGGCCGATGCCTCGATTGGCGAAATGTTGCCGTGCTTGCGGAGGTGATTGAGGACCAGCACCTTCATGGGCTGGCCGTTACGGGTCTTGAAACTCATTGTTGTCCTTTCGAGGATGCGTATGGGAGGCAGGGGCCGAAGCCCCCACCGTCACGCCTTGGGTTTCTTGGATGCTCGTTCGATTGCCGCCAGCTTGCGCGGACACGGGGGCTCGTGGAGCCATGCGTCCGGGATATGCTTGTCGGCGTAGAGGAAGCCGTACTGGTCGCACCAGTTGGCGTAGGTCGTCTTCGACCCCTTCGAGAGCTTGGCTCTGGAGTTGGAGAACAAGAACCGAATGTCGAGGTCCGGGTGTTCGGCCTTGATGTTCTTGTGCTTCTGCCGGTCCTCTGTGACAAACCGGCCCTTGCTTTCGACTATGATGCCGTTCGGGAGCGGCCAGTCCGGAGTGTAGGAGCGGACCTTGATGGGCGGTGTGTAGAAGACCTTCATGCCTTCAAACGTCACCGTGATGCCCTTCGCGGCCAGCTCTGCTGCTATCCGTTCTTCCAGTCCCGAGCGGTAACCGTGCAGGATCGCCCTGCTACGGACATCAGAAGTCGGTGTCGTCTTCGTCGTCCGACGAGCCATCGCCGCTGTCGTCGCTGTCGTCCTCGTCTTCGGTCTCGACATCGTTCGCGTCGAAGCCGTCTTCCTCGGCCTCGAAGCCATAGGACGAAGCCGCTCGCTGACCGCCGGAGACCAGTTCGATGACCTGGACAGCGTTCATGCGCCGGGAGACGCCGTAGGAGCCCGAGCCGTCCACGAAGTAGGGCTCAAGGTCGAAGTTGATGATCGCGACCGAACCACCCCAAATCTGGATGCCCTTCTTCAGGGGCTTGCCCTTGCCGTCGAACAGGTCAGGCTTGGCGGTCCATTTGGTCTTGTCCTTGCGGACGCCGGACGCCTTCATCTTGACCTTCATCTCGACCTTGCCGGTGTCTTCCTCGGTGTCCTCGTCGTAGATCACCGAGTACGGCTCATCGGCGACGATGCCGCCGGTCTTGGCCTCGATCTTCTTGCGGGCCTTGATGTCCATCTTGGCGAACTTTTCTTCGGCCAGCTCCTTGGCGCGTTCCATCGCCTTGTCGATCTTCGCCAGCATGGCCGAGACCTTCGGGTCGGCGCGGTCTGCGATGATGCGGGTGTTGTAGCTGCCGTCCTTGTCCGGGTACTTCTCCGAACCGTAGTCCACCTTGTCCAGCTTCGGGTACTTCAGGGTGACGCGGGGCGTCGAGATGCGAACCCGGTCAGGGTTCTTTTGGTTTGCCATTCGTGGCTCCTAATGAGGTGAGGGGTTGTTAGCGGGAGTACTTGGCTTCAAGGGCGGCCACGTCGTATCCGAGGTCCGCGAGCTTGAAGGCCAGATCGACTGAAAGCTGATAGCCGCGCTTCCAGTTCATGATTGCTGTCTGAAGGTAGAGGTTCATGCGTTGAACCCCGCCTTGCGGGCGGCCGACATCAGCCGGCGACGGTAGGCCCGGTTGCCGAACTTGGGGGACACCAGAGGCATCCTGCTGCGGCTGCGAGCGTGTGGGTTGGCCGCGATGGTCTGGCCGTAAATCTGAAAGAGAGTGACTGTCATGTTTCCTCGATTGGCCCGTTAACGGGACGATATGGTCAAATGTCTTGGCCGCGATCCACCCACTGTTGCGGGTAGTTCGTCGGAGTGACGTAGCTGCATGGGAGGAAGAACGGATCGCCCTCCGAGTTGTCGCCGATATAGGCCACGCATTCGCTCGCCGGGGCGGGCTTGGTCAGCGTCAGCGCCGCCAGTATGGCGAGGCACAGGAGCGCCACCATCTGGAAGACCGGAGGCTTAGGTGCGGTGTGGCTCACAGTTCATTCTCCACGTACAGGTCGAGGGCGACGAACGCCGGGTTCTCCCGGAACTTCGAGGCTAGGACGTTGGACGCGGCGCGGAAGACCTCCGATGGATCGACCCGGTGCCGGCGACAGAAGACGGAGAAGGCGGCGGCGAGCGCCACTACTTGCATCTCCTTCCGGTCGTCCTGAACTCGGTCGATGATCTGGAGGGTGGTGGCTGCGACCGAGGCCGCGTCCACGTTGTTGATGCGATCCATGTCGATCATTTGGACCTCCGGACCGAGCCACACTTGACGAGGCTGTCGATGATGACGTTGCGGAGGAAGTGCTTTTCCTTGCCGGTCAGCTTGTGCCGGACGAAGGTGTGCCCATCGACAGTGATGTCGTCGTTGGACGCGCCGTAGCGGATGACGATGTTTGGTTTCTGCATGAATACTCCAAAGCGTTTGGAAACATGATCCTAGGGTGTGTTGTAATTGGCCCGTTAACGGGACAATCTAGGCGAAGAAGTAGGGGCTGGACAGAACTCCGGACAAATCCAAACCGCCAACCATAGGCACTTTTTTGGCTTGAGCACGGAGATGCTCGGGCACCACTTCAGCGGCAAAGTCCTCCAGAACGTCTCGGTCCGAGTACATTTGGACGAAGCTCTCCCGGAGGGCTTGGGCGAGGAGTGGAGCGTTCGCTGCGGTGGTCCCGTAGCTGTCGTGGATCATCGCGAACTTGGTCAATCCTCGGCTCGCCGCAAGGTTCACCGTGAGGGTGAGCGCGGCTGCATCGAGAGCATGGACGAAGTTCGGGGCGATCCCGTTGGACTGCCGGCGACGGTCGATGGCGTCGGGCAGGGGCTCCACCAGTTGCGGGGCGAAGCGGGTTCCCAGTAGGACCGTATTGATCCGGCTGTTCTTCAGTTCCGGGTAAGCCTGGACGACGACGAAGCCGCTCGGTGTGGTCCACTGGATCGGACCCTCGGCCGAGATGAGCCGCGTGGTGTCCTGAAGCCAACCCATAGCGAGCCTTGCGGCGACCACGACTTGGCCGATGGAGGACCAGACGACCGACCCGAGCCAGTTGCAGGCCGAGAACAGGCCATCCCCGAAGGGGTCCCGAACGCCAGCCGCGAGCTTCTTAGAAGTAGCCTCCAAGACGTACTTCTGGCAGGACGACAGGGTGCCGCCGTAGGGCAGGACCATGACGGGCCGCTTGGTGATGCTCCGGTCGATCCCGAAGGCTCCCCACTGGTCGGCGAGCGCCCATTCCTTGCGGTCCTCCTCGGTGGCGTAGCCGGCTTGCGGGTGGTGCTCCTGCATCGCTGTATAGTAGAGCGTCTCGTTCACCACCTTCGCCACCTCGGCGTAGATGTCCTGCGGCTTGTCACAGGGCACCAGATTGACCGCCTTGCCCCCGACAGGATCACGGAGCATTGCCGAGTAGTGCTGGAGCCCGTTGCAGGAGCCGTCCATTGCGACAGCGACCCGCGACCGGAAGTTCACAGGGTCCGCGTGGAACTCGGCGAACTCGAAGCACCACGTCAGGAAGCAGAAGGGGCTGTCCGCGTCTGCCCACCAGAGATAGTCCAGCGGCGCAGCGGCGGTCTGGAGGATATGGGACAGATTGTCCTTCACCCACGCCTTCCGGTCATCGAAATCCACCTTGTCAACGCCAAAGCAGTTGGCACCGTGGATGAGGAACCAGTCCCGCGCTGCGTTGGTGTGGATCGGATCGCCCTCGGCGAACACCAGAAGCCCCTTTGCCAAGTCCGAGCCCTGCGGGTTGAGAACTTGGGGGACGGCGTAGACGCGGCCCCGGAAGTCGAGCTGGTGCGGGAAGTAGATCGCCGGGTACTGGGCGTACTGGTTGGCGATGTCCCGCGTCTTGAGCATCAGCATCCGGCGCGAGAACAGCGATCGATTGCTGTTGTGGACTTGGACCGCCTGACGCTTCCACGCCTTGCGGGCCTCCTCGTTGGTATCGATGTCCAGCGGCTTGCTTGGGACCAACTCCTCGCTCATCGACGGAAGTCCGGCGACCCCGCTCCCGGCGTCAATCAGCGCCTTCAGAACGTCGAGGGTCCGCGTCTCGATTGCCCATGCGGTGTCCTGCACGGCGTTGACCGAGGACATGACGGCCGACAGGTCGGCACCCTTGAGGGCCTTCTTGTGTGCCTTGTGGCGCGTCTTGACGAGCTGGAGGGGGTAGGCGAAGGCGGTCGTGTGGTATCCCCCGCCGGTCAGGTCGGTCCACGGCTTGGGTGGCACGACGCACGGCAGGAACTCGGGCGACAGTATCTCGAACTGCATGTCCAAGGTCCCGATCCAGTTCAGGAAGTGCTGGGTCGGTCGGAGCCAGGTGATCGTCTTCTTGCCCACCTTGTCTTGCGCCGTCTCGAACAGGCCGGTGGAGGCGGACAGCAGCTCGATCAGCTTGAGGCCGGTCAGCAGGCGGTCGCGGTCCGTCCAGCTATCCCACTCGTCGCCCTTCTCCCGCAGGAGGTGCATGTAGACGCGGCGCTTGTGCTCGAAGTGGTCGGTCCGCTCGGCGAGGTCGGCGCGGACGGTCTTCATGTACCCCTTGTTCTCGTCCATGAACTTGGCGAGACGCTTTTCCAGTTCGACCGTGGAGCCGATCCGGACAGCGAGACGGGTTAGGTTCTGTTCTTGGGCGTAGCCGTCGAGGATCAGCTTCGCCGCGATGAAGGCGAGCACGTCGGCGTCGATCCCGGAGAAGAAGCGGACGGCACTGTGGCGGCGGCCGGCGCGTCCCGAACCTGCCTCCTCGCGGAACTTGAGGATCGCCGAAGCGGTCGGGTCGATCACCACGTCCAACACGGCCTGCATCGAGCGGGACCGGGTGGCTTGACCCTCGTCCCTTGCCTCCAGCGCATTTCGCCGGAAGCGGTCAACGCCGAGGGACGCCATACGGGCCTCCAGATCGGCTTGAATTTCCATCATGTCTTGCACGTTTTCTCCTTGGTTGGGCACAAGTTCGGGCACAGATTGCCTTTTGGGCGTAGATGGTCCCGTTTACGGCACAAAATCCGTTGCGTTTACGGGACGAGTTAAGGCCCGCCGTGTGGCGAGCCCTATGGTGTTGAGATGAAAGGGGTTTTCTGAATGGCCCGGTAACGGGACGATCTACCCACAGAACCTAAATCCCATGCAGGGATTGGTCTTCCGTTGATTTCGTTGGGAAATTGCCCCACGGCGTCCACAGGTTCGGGCACACGTCGGGCACAGCGGGCACACTTTCGGGCACAGTCTCGGGACCGTATTTAGGACACTGGAGCCCCTGCCTACACCAGTTACAGTCGGGAAGGTTGTCGAAGTAGCATTTTGCGGCTACAGGAGCCCCGGAAGCGGGTGTGGCGGAACTGGCAGACGCACTTGGTTTAGGTCCAAGCGCCGAGAGGCGTGGGGGTTCAAATCCCTCCACCCGCACCAAATCAACCGACATCATCGAGCACCAGTATGTCTGCGCGGCGGCCACGGATCGGGGCGAAGTAGTCTTCGGTGAGCTGGGGATAAACCCGACCACGGAAGTCGACCATGCGGATGCCGGCCAATGCGTCACGCTCCCGTCGAGCGACCTCGGTGGCCGTCACGCGGTAGGTGTCCGGGATCGCGTCCAGTGTCTCCTCGACGTACGAGCGGCCCATGGCGCGGGTGTAGTCCGATAGCCGGAAGCTCTCGTAGGTCATGATCTGCTGAAGGAAGTCGCGGGACCATGACGACGACTTGCCGCCGTACGCGGCCAGCATCAGCTCCTCCTTCGGTGGCCTGAGGCTCATCTCAAGCTGGCCTTCAAGTTTCTCGTGGGTGCCCTTGCGGGCCAGTACGTGGGCTCCGGGGCCTCGTCGTGTCATGGTGCATTGCCTCCTCGGGCGGTGACCCAAACGGTCACGCATGGAATGATGTTGACGCAGAGCCGGCGGTTGAACGGGGACCAGTGCGCCCCTATCCACAAGCTCTGCCAGCGGAACAGGACGCCGGCCTTCATACGTCGCGTCCTGTGAGCCAGTCCCAGAACGAGCGACGAGCGGTCGGCTTGAACCAGCGAGCCTTCTCGCCGCAGAGTGTGGGGTCAGCGCGGTTGGCTATGGGGTCGGAAGCGACCGCCCCATAGATCGGGTCGGGCTTGAGGCCGCCGTGACAGCTATGACCCCAGCTTCCGTCGTAGAACTTGCAGTCCCGACAGGCGATCATGCCTTCACCCCCACCACGCTGGTCCAGAAGGACCACTTCAGGAACGGCGATTGGCGGCTGAAGGTGCCGTCCGGCAGCACATGCCACCACTTGTAGCCGAGCGCCTTGTACCAGAGCTTGACGATCTGCCCGCCGTTCGGACCAAGGGCGTCGGTGGCGGCCCAGCGGAGCGCCGTGCGTTGGCACCAAGAGAGTTTGTGTGCGGTGCCAAGCTGGTAGAAGACTGTGCCGAGCGCGGAACTGCCCTCGAACTCCTTGATGGTGTCTCTGGCCTTGCGGTACTCGGCGAAGCGAGCGCCGGTATCGGACAAGAAGGTGATGCCGCACAGGCCGGCGGCGAGGTTATCCCAAATGCCCAAGTCGATGAGGCCCGGTGTAGGACAGGCGGCGAGCCCGAAGGACAGTGCGGCGAGGGAGAGCGGAGGCCAGACCGCGAGGAGGCCGTGGAGGATGCGTTTCATGGGTCTGGTTCCTTTCGGGTTAGCGGACGGACACGTCGGGGATGATCACGGAGGGCTTGAAGACGACCGCGTAGTGATACGGGCTCACGTTCGCGGCGGTCAGTTGCTCGGCGAAGTAGGTCACGTTG